ACTCGTTGGGCTACTGACGATCTTACAGGACGGTTGGTGAAGGCTCAATCAGAAATAAAAGCAGATCAGTGGGACGTAATTGAGTTTCCTGCAATACTTCCAAACGATGAACCTGTTTGGCCTGAGTATTGGAGTAAAGATGATTTAGATTCTGTGAAAGCCTCGATCTCTACAAAGAACTGGAACGCTCAATACATGCAGGACCCAACGTCAGAAGAGGGTGCAATTATAAAACGTGAATGGTGGCAGGACTACGATAAAGAACAACTTCCTAAATTGCTCCACGTGATACAATCTTATGATACTGCATTTTCTAAAAAAGAAACTGCAGACTATTCTGCTATTACAACTTGGGGAATATTTGAGCCTGTAGAAGGTTATGAGAAATGTATTATTTTACTTGATGCACAAAAGGGTAGATATGATTTTCCTGATTTAAAAAATCTTGCATTAGAGCAGTATCAATATTGGGAACCTGAAACTGTTATTATTGAAGCTAAAGCTAGTGGTCAGCCACTAATACACGAGCTAAGAAGAGCTGGAATACCTGTAATTGATTACGTCCCTGCACGTGGAAGAGATAAGCATACGCGTATAAATAGCTGTGCTCCTGTCTTTGAATCTGGTATGGTATTTGCACCGTTAGACGAACACTGGGCACAGGAGGTAATTGAGGAATGTGCAGCGTTTCCTAACGGACAATACGATGACTATGTTGATTCCATGACCCAAGCTGTGTTAAGATATCGACAAGGTGGATTTGTTTCTACGTACTCGGACGATTGGGACGACCCACCAATGAAATTAGAAAAAGAGTATAAATATTATTAGGAGCTACTATGCCGTTAAAAAAAATTGAAGACACTGCAAAACAGTTACAAGCTAGACAACAACGATCAGGTATAGCGCAAAAAGAGGATACACCTCGTCCTAACGTCCCTGGTATGAGAGGCTCACCAAAAAGAGAAGGCGGTAGAAAATCAGACGAACCTAAAAGTCCTAGTGCTAGAAGAGATGAAAGAAAAGCTCAACAAAGAGAACAAAAAATTATGTTAAAAGAATACGGAATGAAAAAAGGTGGTCTTAAAGGAAACCAAAAAAAATTAGATAAAAATAATAACAACAGAATTGATTCTGAAGATTTTAAAATTTTAAGAGGCGGTCGAGCTGCTATGAAAGCTAAGAAAGGAAAATTAGTTCCTTTAAAAAGTGATCCTACAAAAGCAATTAGCTCTGTAAAACCATCAGCTGGTGGTAAAGGAGGCCCTCCTAAGAAAACTCCAAAACAAGCAAGATCAGCAGTAGAAGATTTTATTAAAAGAAGAAAAAAATTATCTGGAATAGGTAGAGGTGGTAGAATAGGTGCTGCTGCAGCGTTACTTGGATTAGCAGGAGCAGGTGCTGCCAAACTTGGACAAACTATTGGTAGAAAAATAGATGAAGCTAAAAAGAAAAATAAAAAAATGGGTGGAGGAATGATGAAGAAATATTCCAAAGGTGGTGATAGTAAATTACAAAAAGGAATTGAAGGAACAACCTTTAAACCAAAAAAACAAACTTTTGGAATTTTTGGTGATTCAAAACAATTTCAGAAAAAATATTACGATATGACATCTGCAGCAAAAAGAGATGCACATAAAAAAGGTAGATCAGAAGGAAAAAAATTTAGAGGCATGACTTTTGTTGATAGAAAAACAGGTACTCTAAGATTAGACACAGTTAGTAATAGAAAAAAATATGGTAAAAGAGTTTATAAAGCACCTGATGTATCATACGTTGAACCAAGAAAACTTTCAAAAGGTGGTGGTGCTGACACTGGAACAGCTGGAGAAAGAAGAAGTAAACTTATGACAGCTGTTGATAGATTTAAAAGACGTGTTCGTGTAAGAAAAAGAAGACCTGATTATATTAAACCACCTGAAAGAAAATCAATGATACCTGCAGGTGTTGGAGAAATAGCTCAATCCTTAACTCCTACTGGTATAGGTAAACAGATGGGAAGAAAAGTTATGGGTAAAATGGGTGGCGGAATGATAGGTAAACCTATGGGTTACAAATCAGGAACCTCTGTAAAAGTAAAATGCAAACTAGGTAGAAACAAACCTACTAAGATGTACTAGGAGGGGTAATGTCCCTACGAAATCTGTTTGGACTCGGTCGAAGGCTAGTTCGAAAGAAAACCGAATCAGTGACACCGGATCCAATAGAGACAACCACTATTGGTGGATTACCCGATCTTTCTAAATTAAAACCAACACCAACAAAGTTACCAACAGTTGCAGAGCAAACTAGAGCTTTAGTATCTAAAGATCCACAGATACAAGCTCCATTTCTTGTACGTCCTATGGACAATTTAAGAAATACTATCACTGGATCAAAAGGCAGTCCAAGTCAGAGTAATATATTTGGATCAGCTACATATGATCGTATTGCTATGAAAGGTGATGGATCCTTTACTGCAGACGAATGGGCTGATTGGTTAACTGACAGAGGCAAAAGAAGATTTAAATTATTTGGTAAAGATTTTGAAGATGGTTTTATTACAGGTAGAAAATTTAAATACGATACAGGTAAAGCAAAAGGAACTCCTCATTTGATGAACAAAGAAATGACTGTGCCTATAGAGGAACTTTTTGATGCTAATATTGCACAGTTTGATAGAGCAGGAGAACTTACTGGAGGAATATTGTTTGCCGCAAAACAAGCAGGAATAAAAATGCCAGGACGTTTACTTGCAGACATGGTTAAGGATAATCCTGTAAATAGAATTAAAGTTAGAGAACTAGGTGTGCCTCAAGATATAGTAAACAAGGCAGAAAATTCATTAAGAACATCTATATCGAAAGTAGCTGATATGGAAAGATCTCTTGAAAGAGTAGTAAATGTTAATCCAGCAATGAGTAGAACAGAAAAGTTAGCTGAATTACGAGAATCAGGTTTAGAGGTTGGTGCGATGAAAAATAATCTTAAATTATTAAGAAATGAAATGAGGGCTTTAAATTCAGCAATAAGAGATGGAAATAGAGAAGCTGTTTCAGATGCTAATTCAAATATTGCTGCTTTGTTTAAACAAATAAAAGATGGAATGCCAAACGATAAAAAAATTGCAATTAACAAGATGCAAGGTGAAATTGATGACATGGTTGCACAAATTAAAAATGTTGATCCACCAAAATATATTCGACAAGAAGGATATACATATCCAGGAGGACAAAACTATAGGGAAGCTGTTTTTGTTTTAGATGAAGCAATACCAAGAAACATAAAAGGAGGCAGAAGAGCAAACCCTCATTATGATGGTAAAGAATATGATAACCCACTTGCTCATTTACGTTGGGATACACGTACAACATCTGATGGCAAAAAAGCTTTTTTAATTCATGAAATACAATCTGACACTAACCAAGGTATAAGTAAATTTTTAAGAGATCAAAAGGCAGATCCTTTTAATACGTCACTTAGACAAAACCCTTATCAGAATGAAAAAATTTTAGACTTTTTATTTAAGGCTAGAAAAAATCTAAGTGATGAAATTTTAAGTGGTAAATTAAGTGCAACAAGAATGGAACTTAACGCAAAAAAATTGAAAGACATCGATGAGGTTATAAAGAATACGATGAAATCTCCAGACGCACGATACAGCCAATACGGAAGAGTGGAAAGTGATTATGGTAATAAAATTACCGGTGTCGATTATTATCCCTTACTTGACAGATCTTCTCAAGCAAAAGTTGCTTTAAGTTATTTAAGTAATCTAGCTGCCAAAGAAGGTGTGGATTATATTGCAATCGCACCCACTAATTTACTAAAAAGAGGAATAGATATATCTAGTAGAACAGGAAAATCTAACACAAAAGCTTACCAAGAAGCTTATGGATATTTTAGAGGTAACAAATCACCTGGGTCTAAATCTCCTGCTGTAATTCCTGCTTTGATGAAAAAAATGGCTAAAGACTTTGACACACAAGCAGGTCCTATAAAAGTTTCAAGATCAGATCCAACAAAACCTTATAAAAGAGTTTCTAAAGAAAAAATGGATATTTACGATGGAAATGAATACGAGGTAATAAAACACACGGATAGTGCTAGTAGAAAAGCTAGCGGATATGAATTAATACCTGATAACGACCTTAGATTGTACACAGACGTTTTTTCTGTTAAAGTATCACCTAACATGATAAACCCACAAAAGATCTACAAAAAAGAAGGTGGATTTATAAGCAAATATAATTAAGGATTAAAATGGCTGTAGAAAAACAAGAACCCCAAACAGAAGATATTTTAGAAGAAACTGAAGTAGAAACATTACCAAGTGATGAAGTTGATGTATCTGTTGAGGGTGAAGAAATGCCAGAGGAAAGACCTGAAGACGATTTTAACGCAAACTTAGCTGAGTCCATGGATGAGAGAACTCTCAAAGACATGGCGATGGAACTAATTCAAGAATACAAAAAAGATAAGACTTCAAGAAAAGAATGGGAAGATGCTTACATAAAAGGATTAGATTTATTAGGAACTAAATATCAGGAAGTAACAAAACCATTCAAAGGAGCTTCCGGTGTCACGCATCCATTGTTAGCTGAGTCTGTCACACAATTCCAAGCACAAGCTTACAAAGAACTTGTACCATCTGATGGTCCTGTACGGACACAGGTTGTGGGCTTAGTAACACCGGCCACCGAACAACAAGCAGACAGAGTTAAAGATTATATGAATTACCTGCTGATGGAGGAGATGGAAGACTATACAACTGACATGGATCAGATGTTATTTTATTTACCACTATCAGGTTCTACATTTAAAAAAATATATTACGATGCAATGTTGGCAAGACCTGTATCTAAATTTATTCCAGCAGAAGATTTAGTAGTTCCATATTACGCTTCAGATCTAAAAGATTGTGAGAGAATAACTCACGTAATCAAGATGACTCAAAATGATGTTACTAAAAAAATGGCAGCAGGTTTTTATAGAGACATAGAACTTATAGAATCTAATACAGAACCTGATGATGTTGAGAAAAAATTAAATCAGTTAGAAGGAATTAAGAGAACTGGTGATGATTATTTGCATACAGTTCTAGAAATGCATGTCGATCTTAATCTTGATGACTATGAAGATTTTGATGACAAAGCTAAAAAAATAAAAATTCCATACATTGTTACTATTGACGAAGGATCAGGAGAGATATTATCGATTTATCGAAACTATAGACCTGGGGATCTTAATTACTCCAGAATAGAATACTTTGTTCATTACA